TGCCCCTTGCGCCGGCTGAGCCGTTCTCATTTTCCCCATTTTACGCGCCACACGTGGACCAAACTACAAACATATCATTTAACTAAATAAAATTAATTTATTTTATCAAAATAGTTGACATATAGTAATTATTATGTTATTATATAGATGTAACAAAGATAAACATAATAAAGAAAGGAAAAAAGTAAATGGGAAATAAAATAATTTTAGCAGTTGATGAGGAAGAATTTAGACAAATAAGATCGGGATTATTAAACCGTTAACAGTATCTTAATTGTATGTTAGAAGCACAGCAAAATTCAGACGAAGTTAGATGTAATTTATAAGTTAAATCGTAAAATAAAAGGTGACGAAGAATTATGCAGTGCTTGTTTAAGTGAAAGAGAGGTATTCACAGCATGTTAGTAAGATTTGAACTTGAAATTACAGAATTTATTGAATTATGGCACTTGCTCCAAGATAGAAACACTTACGTAACGTCCAAACTACAAGATAAGTTATTACTTCAATATGCTGAGGATGAACAAATGTTAGAATTTATGACAAACAATATTAAATAAATTAACTTTATTTATTGCGTATCCATTGCTTTTTTGATCAACTTATGATATAATAAAAACTACCAAGATACGAAGCCAACCAACGAAAGGAGCATTAAAAATGAAAATGCGAATGGTAACCCGAACAATCGAAACTTGCTTAGTAGACGCACTCTTTGTAACAATCGATGGTGACTACGAAAAGAAACTTATTGCAATCCCCGGCCCTTTTAAATCCCCAAAGGATGCAGTAAAAAAGATTAACGCAACCAAGGACAACGAAGAAATCACCTGCGTTCACGCAACCTTGAAAGAAACCGTGTCCAAAAAATACGGAATGTCTGAAAATGATTTTATGGCATATTCCGTAGAAATTAAAGAAAAAGAAGACGGCAACAAAAAGGAGAACTAAACAATGGCAGAATTTTCAGTAACAATCAAAGAAGCGTCAAAGGAACTTTCCAAAAAAGAAATGGTCAAGCTCAAAGACCTCACAGAATGTGGAAGATTGGACGAACTTTCGCAGTCTCTTGAAGAACTCACATTTAAGCCTGTGGCTTATGTGATTTTGTCCATTCACAATGAAAAGGCCCAGGATAAGGACTATGAAAATTACGTTATTATTGACGATGAAGGAAATCGCTATGTAACTGGTTCCACTTCTTTCTGGCGCGCATTCGTTGACATCTTCTCAGATATGCAGGATTGTGATGAAGACTGGTCTATCAAAGTAGGCCGTAGAAAGTCCAAAAATTATACAGGCAAAGAATTTCTTACTTGCTCCGTGATTTAGTTTATTTCCATTTCTCACCCCCCTTAAATTTCTAGCCCCTCTCCGTTTTGGAGGGGGGCCTTGTAAAAGGAGATAATATGGCTAAACGTAAAAAATTGACTCCTAATCAACGGGAGTATAGAAAACAAATCACCCGCCTAAATAGAGCTATTCGAAGAATAGAAAAGGCGGGTTATGTATTTCAAGAGGACATTTCCTTTGAAATGCCTAAAAGAGTCACTAAAAAGGCGATAGAGCGTCTTAAAAGTATAAAGCCTAAAGACTTATACCAGTTCACAGTCCGTCTTTATCCAGAAACAGGTGAAATAATTCCGGGCCAGGAAGCTCGTATTGAATCAGTTCGTGAGCGAGCTAGAAAAGCTGCTGAAACTAGACGTAATAATCGCGAGAACGCAATGACTTTTGATCAATATCAAGATACCATAATTCAAAACTTTAAGAACTATATTTTAGGTTTTCCGAGATCAATTTCTGAACGTTTAATTTCATGGATTAATGCCTTAATTCAGCAAGCCGGTACAGAGGCGGTTGCTACAATGTTAACAAATTCCCCAGATGTTTTCCATGAGTATTTAAATCGGGTATCTTATGATAGCGAAACTGCTGTTACGGAATATGCGGCGTCGATGATGGAATATTTGCCGGATTTATCTGATCAAAGAAAAAGTGATTTAATGGATCAATTTGAAGCCGAGGAGTTAGGGTATGATATATGAAGCCAAGAAAGTACCGTTATTTTATGGGGGATTTCGAAACCACTGTATATGAGGGACAGGAGCGTACAGACGTTTGGGCTTCTGCCTGTGTTGAATTGTATTCTGAGAAGGTCGAAATTTTTGGGTCAATAGAAGAAACTTTTGATTATTTGAGAGATCTTTCCGGGAATATAGTTATATATTATCACAATCTGAAATTCGATGGTTCTTTTTGGTTGTCATTTTTACTTACTGAGTTAAAATTTGAACAGGCGTATATTAAATTATCCGATGACCCCCTGAGAGTTGAGTGGATGAACGAAAAGGATATGAAAAATAATACATTCAAATATTCGATTTCAGATAAAGGAAACTGGTATACTATAATAATTAAAACACATGATAAAATAATAGAAATAAGAGATTCATTAAAATTAATTCCTTTTTCTGTTAAACAAATAGGCGAATCTTTTGGCACTAAACGTAAAAAACTTGACATGGAATATAAAGGTGTTAGGTTTCCAGGTTGTCAAATTACAGATGAAGAGAAAGAATATATATCTAATGACGTGCTTGTTGTAAAGGAAGCTCTTGAAATAATGTTTGATGAAGGCCACAATCAACTCACTATAGGTGCCTGTTGTCTAAAAGAATACAAGAACATGATTGGAAAAGAAGACTATAATATGTTTTTTCCGAATATTTATGAAATTGGAATTTCAGAGGAAAAGTTTGGTTTTAAGAATGCAGGCGATTATGTTTTAAAGTCATATAGAGGAGGTTGGTGTTATTTAGTAAAAGGAAAAGAAGGTAAAATATTCAGGAAGGGATTGACAGCGGATGTAAATTCCTTATACCCGTCGATGATGAGCTCAGAAAGCGGAAATAGATATCCAGTAGGCGAGCCACATTTTTGGAAAGGAAATTTTATTCCAGACGATGCCCTTTATGACAATCGCTATTTTTTCGTACGAGTTAAAACCAGATTTTATATTAAGCCAAACAAATTGCCATTTATACAAATTAAACATTCTTTTTCGTATCGCGGAAATGAATCACTAGAAACAAGTGATATTTTAAATCCAAAAACAGGTGAATACTATTCCGAATATATCGATGAAAATGGGAATGTTAAATCGACAGCAGTTGAAATTACTTTTACTATGACGGATTACTATTTATTTTTGGAGCATTATGAAGCAGTAGATTTTGAAATTATATCAGGTTGTTGGTTTTATTCTGAAATAGGGTTGTTCGATACTTACATAAACAAATTCAAAAAAATTAAAATTGAAAATAAAGGAGCAAAGAAACAAGAAGCAAAATTATTTTTAAACAATTTATATGGAAAGATGGCATCATCAACAAATTCATCTTTTAAATTAGCATATATTAAGGAAAATGGCGTTATAGGATTTATGGCAATACCTGAGTTTTCCAAAGTTCCAGGTTATATTCCCGTAGGTTCAGCTATAACTTCATACGCAAGAAACTTTACAATTCGTGCTGCACAGCTTAACTATTACGGGCCAGATGAGCGCGGATTTATATATGCCGACACTGATTCAATTCATTGTGATGTAGAAAAAAATGAATTAAAAGGAGTACCCATTCATCCTTATGATTTTTGTAATTGGAAATTGGAATCTTATTGGGATGAAGCATTTTTTACACGCCAAAAAACTTATATCGAACATGTCACTCACGAAGACGAAAAAGAAGTTGAACCGCATTATGATATAAAGTGTGCTGGTATGCCCGATAAGTGCAAAAAACTTTTTGAAAAATCAGTGAGAGGAGAAATGGAAGAAGGATTGACTGAAGAGGAAAGAGAATTTTTAAGCCAAAGAAGAACTTTGGAAGATTTCAATGTCGGACTGAAAGTTCCGGGAAAATTACAGCCTAAGCGAATAAACGGAGGGATTGTTCTTTTGGATGGGACATACGAGATGAGATAAGCAAAGAGGAGAATATACATTCTCCTCTTCTATATCTTTAACTTTGGTTTCTTGAAAGCGTGTAGCGTCACGACAAACCGCGGGTACGATCTTTCACGTATGCTATCCCAAGGTAACAGACAAGAATACCAAAGTAGATACTAATATGAAATTGTTTTCAACAATGCTTCTTTGCATGATAAATTTTTAAACCTGAAGCATCCTTTTTCAAAATAATAGCGCATTGTGCTTACAAATAAACTGTTATTTTTTAGCATTACATAATTAATATCATGATCCTCTGTTGTCACAGTTATTTTAAACCGAAAGCTATTGTCTGGCTTATCATCACAATACATGAAGCCATAATCTGCATATTCGCGGATGGCATAATTATTACCGCCATATTTCAGGGTAGCAATGTAGCGTGACCTTCCTTCCGGATTTTCTACAAAAGCGGTGTTATCATTAAGATACACACCCTCGGACGCGTAATCGGTATATTCATTTTTGGAAAACGCGCGATTCACTCCGCTTAGTTTTTGAGCTTCACTTGCGTTTTGATTGAACCCTTGTTCAAGCACAAAGCCATCGCCCCGAAGAAACTTCACTTGATCATTTAATCTACTGCTTATTCCCAATTCTGTATAATAAGGATTGATCAAACTAACGGGGTTACTTATCATAAAAACAGGCACATATCTGATTTGTTTTCCTTGTCCCCTTGCCACACTGGTATGCACGGAAAGAAATTTCTTAATTTCACCTGTGCAGTAACGGTTAGTTTCGCTTTGAAACTCATCAAATATCATTCTCTGTACGTCGCTTAAAAGATGGCTATATTTTTTAAGTTGATCAGCACTGTTTAAAGAAACAGCATAACCACATGGCTTTCCGTCTATGCTGAGCTCATGAAATATCCCATTTGCTCTTCTTTTCGATTCCATGATTGTACCAGGAAAGAAAAGCCCTGAAATATCTTTATAAAATTTATCCGCACAATCGTCAAGTTCGTACTGATATCTATAAATTAAGCAGAATTTCTCGTTATATTTAAAAAATCTGTTAACGCATAATCTCCCGAAATAAGTTGTTTTACCTGCACTTCTGTTAGAAGTACAAATATATAATTCTGGTTTATTTCCGTTTATGTCTTTTAAAGATAATAGTTTTGTACCGTCATAGTAAGTTTTATTTTCCATAATTATTCCTTTTCTTTCTATTATAACATATTTTTTAATCAATGTAAAGAGATTTTTGGTTGCAATTTTAGCTAATGTGTGATATAATAAAAGAAAACGAAAGGAGGTAAATTGTTTTGGATTTTAACACAATTCTACAAGCTGTCACTACTGTAGGATTCCCTATTGTAATGTGCCTTGTAATGGCATGGTATATTAAGACTATCAATGAATCTCATCGAAAAGAGATCGAAAATATTAATGCCTTGCATAAAAGTGAGACTGACAAGTTTACAGAAGCTATCAACAACAACACTTTGGCGTTACAGAAAATTTGTGATAGGATTGACGGTGACAAGAATGTATGAAAAAGAAAGAAATGGATTAGTTGATTTAGTTACTTCCAGATTGCATAAAAATAGTTATACTCAAAGTGATAAACGATATGAAGTTGACAATGGATATAGCGACTGCTCTTCCCTAATGTGGTGGGCTTATGACAAAATTGGAATTTCCATTGGTGATTACACAGGCGAACAAATTATTTCGACTAATTTATATGATGTTAAAGTTTCTGTAATCAATGGAGTTCCAGACGAAGAAAAAATGCTAAAAGGTGACTTGTTATTTTTTAGATCAAATTCTTCAACTTACCCACAAAAAGTTGGCCATGTCGAGATGTACGTCGGAAATAATATGCTGTGTGGGCATGGTTCTGGAGTTGGGCCGACGTTAAAAAATATCGAAAGCTACTGCTATAATAGAGATCAATTAGTCAAAGGTCTTATTTGTGTAAGAAGAGCAGTGAAATTTAAAAATGATAAACCAACAGAAAAGGAAACTACAATGATTGATACTAAAACACTTCCAAGAATAAACCAGAAAAATAAAGATTACCAATCTTCTAGGGCCGTTAAAGTATGGCAAGCAATCATCGGTTGTGATTGTGATGGGAGGTTTGGCCCTGACACAGAAAAAGCCACGATTGAATTTGAGGAAAGAAACGGTATTTACGATACCCCCGAAAATGTGGGGGCACTTGCCTGGGAAGCTGGATTAAAGAGTTTAATTGATTAATGCCGGATATTAGTAATTCATATCAATGGATGATAGACGTATGTAACGCTCCTAATGTAGGTTATTCCCAGGCATACAGAGACCAACAAATAGTGAACGGCATCATATACTATGATTGTTCATCCATTATTTGGTATTCTTTGATGAATGGCGGGTTCGATGTGGTTAAAGCAAATGGCGGTGAAACATGGCCCTTCACAACTCATAGTATGGAATCAGTGCTAGTTGATTTAGGATTTCAATTAATACCGATCGAAGAACCGTGGTTGCCGGGAGATATATTAGTAAGCAATCCTAATATAACAAACCACACTGAAATGGTATATCAAGGTAATTTAACTATGGGAGCGCATTCATCAAAACCGCCTCTTCCGGATCAAGTTTCAATTCGAACTACTCCTTCCTCTATTGCTTGGAGACACAACTATCGTTTTGGTCAAGGAGCGAGCGGAAAATATGAATGGATATATGCCGGAGAAAGTGAGTATCTTCCTTATGCAAGCCAAAAGAACAATGCACAATGTATTTATGGTTTTTTCTATTATAAAGGATGGTCGTTAGAAGCTATTGCTGGCTTCTGCGGAAACGTACAACAAGAGAGCACTTTTAACCCAAGACTTATAGAGATAGGGGGAACCGGGCATGGATTAGTACAATGGACACCACCAGAAGATTTATACAAAGTATTAGATGCTGTATACGGTAATCATGATGAGTGGTGGGACGGTGACAAGCAATTAAATGCTGTCTATGCGGAATTTGAGCAGTCAACTGGCCGTCATGATTGGGGGATTGAGCCCCAATGGTATCAAACACCTAACTACCGCATCACATGGGATGAATGGGCTTCTTCCTACGAAGACCCCGGTTATCTTGCACTGGCATTCGAAGCGAACTACGAGAGACCAGGAAGTACACATCCTGAGCGTGCAGAATATGCAAGACAATGGTATGAATTTTTAAAAACAGTGAATCCGTGGGTTCCGCCCATTGTTGATAATTACTCTCCTCGAATGCCTTTATATATGTACAGAGGATTTGATTATTTTATTTAGAAAGGAGCACACATGGCAATTTTAAGCAGACGCGGAATGGAGAAAATCCTAAGACGCATCATGGAAACGGGAGGTCTTACCGATGATATGGAAAAAGACATTCAAAGATTGAAAGACGACTTTGACGAACGAGAAGGAATTTTAAAGCGTTACGGTGAAGTATACGACGGAGAAGATCGGGATGAATACGATTATTCAGATAGAGATTCTGAAAGTGTTTATACCCCACGTGAGGAAGATAAGATCGAAGAAGATTGGCGGGGGCGCTATGAAGAAATGAAGCGCAGATATATCGACCGTTTCTTTGGAGGTAGAGATCCGAAAGACACGGAAGAATATAAAGAAATTATGAAGGAAACCGAAGAAGATGTTAGACGTGACGGAGAAAAACAGACGTTTGACGAATTACTAGAAAGAACGGAGGGTTAAAAAATGCCTACTATTCCTAAAAAAGTCGCTAGTTTGGACAGTATGAACAGTGCAGACATTCTTAATGTAACTAGAAATGAAATTGGTGGTGATTATGCGTCACAGGTTCCGAAAGCAGTCAAAGCAGGTGATGTTCTTCCTAACGGAATGAGGGCATCCGCTCAGGATTCCCTTATGAGTCTGAGAGGGATCGGCGATGTTATTATGACATATCAGCCATTGCAGAACGCTTTCTTGTCTGCGTTGGTAAATCGAATTGGAAGAGTAATTATCACATCCCGGCTTTACGAGAATCCTTGGGCTGGTTTTAAGAAAGGGCTACTCGAATATGGCGAGACGATTGAGGAAATTTTTGTGAGTCTTGCAAAGCCTTACCAGTTTGATCCCGTATTGGCTGAAAGTGAAGTTTTTAAAAGAAGAATCCCCGATGTAAAAGCTGCCTTCCATTCGATGAATTATCAGAAATATTACCCTACTACTGTTAGTAATGATCAGCTTAGACAGGCATTCCTATCTTGGCAGGGCATCACCGATCTGATTGGTCGTATCATTGAACAGGTATACACGGGAGCAAATTATGACGAATTCCTGGTAATGAAATACATGATTGCTAAGGAAGCATTGAACGGAAATATTTATTCCCAGTCTATCCCCGAAGTAACAGCAGATAACGCTAGGGCTGTCACTACCACTATGGTAGGGCTTGCCCGCAAACTTTCGTTCATGTCGCCCGATTACAATTATGCGGGCGTTAGAACATACACGGATCCGCGCTATCTTTACATGATTTTGACTACTGACATTGTCGCTGTATTCGACGTAGAAGTCTTGGCGCTTTCGTTCAACATGAATAAGGCTGAACTTCTCGGAAGACAGGTTCTTGTGGATGGCTTTGGGACGCTGGATGAAGAAAGACTTGCGGAGATTTTTGCCGATGATCCATTCACGGATTATACTCCCTTTACGGAAGCTGAAATGACACAGCTCCAGAATATTAAAGGCTTAATGGTTGACGAGTCTTGGTTCATGATCTTTGATAATTATTATAATATGACTGAGATTTACAATCCGCAGGGGCTTTACTGGAATTATTTTTATCATGTATGGAAAACGTTTTCTACTTCACCGTTTTCCAACGCGATTTTGTTCACAACAGAAACTCCTGGAATTACGAGCGTTGCAGTAGCACCCAGTACGGCAACGGTTGCGAAAGGATCTTCTCAGCAGTTTACCGCTAACGTTGTATCTACGGGCTTTGCACCTAAAACGGTTACATGGTCTATTACGGGGAATACCTCGTCTGCAACGACTATTAGCGAAAATGGACTGCTGACTGTAGCACCAGATGAAAGCACAAATATCACGGTTACTGCAACTTCTACGTATGATACTGCAATAAGTGGAACGGCCAGTGTTACAGTAAGCTAAAATTTACGGGAGGGCTTAATGCCCTCCCATCAAAGGAGTAATAGATATGAATGTAGTTCCTATGACGCCTTTAACAAACGTCCGAATATTAAAAGAAGTGCCACTAGATTCAAGCTATACCGATACGATGGACTTTTCATCAATAAGTGCACAAACAACTTATTTCCAGGGCAAAACAAAATACACATATTCAAATTTAGGCCCTGTTAGGTTGCAAAATTCGATAAGAATTCCAAATACTGCCGATAATTTATACGACTGCAATTATATTATGTTTCAAAATGCCAATTTTAATACTAAATGGTTTTACGCATTTATTACAGAAATTAAATTTATAAACGTTAATATGTGCGAAGTAAATTTTGAAATAGATATTATGCAAACGTGGATGTTTGACGTTACATTGAAAGCATGTTATGTTGAAAGAGAACATAGTGCTACTGACAATGTGGGGGATAACATGGTTCTTGAAAATGTTGACCTTGGCGAATATGTGAATGAAACAGGCGAAAAAACCCCATTTTTTGATAGTTATATGGCTGTAATAGCTACAGCTTATGATCCTAGTGGTGAAGCGGGGGGTTATTTCGGGGGCACATTCAGTGGTTTATCTTACGTGGCGGGCCTAATAGACGATGATGCTGGGGTAAAAAATGTCCTTGATTTTTTGGACAGTGCAGTAAAGGCCAATAAAGCTGATTCAATTACATCAACGTTCGTAATGCCAAGCATTTTTTACACCACGGGTACAGCACCTGTAATGCAAAGATATGAAGTAAATAAAAAACAAACATCATTAGGAAGTTATACTCCGATTAATAAAAAATTGCTGACATATCCCTATAATTTCTTGCTGGTAACAACAAGTGACGGGGCTTCCGCAAAATATCGGTATGAATATTTCCAAGGTGATACGAGTGCTTTTGTTGTAGAATGTGCAATGGGTTGTAATCCCGAAATTGTATTGGAGCCCATCGCGTACAATAATCAGCAGTTTAATATCGATGAATCACTGGCATTAAGTGGTTTTCCTCAATTTGGATTTTCAATCGATACGTTTAGAGCGTGGTTAGCACAGAATGGAAATAGCCAATTTATATCAACCGCTACAAGCGCTTTGGCTGTAGTAGGGGGGACTGTTACAGGAAATCCGATGGCAGTTGCTGGCGGTTTTCTTGGGATTGCTTCAAACATAAATAATTTCGTTATGGCTTCTTACAAAGCGGATCAAAGCAGAGGAGCACAGGGAAGTAACACTCTTGTAGGAACTAGAGAAAAAAATTTTTACTTTTATCAGCGTCATATACGAGAAGATTATGCAAAAATTATTGACGACTATTTTACTGTGTATGGGTATGCGACGGAAGAAGTAAAGGTGCCGAATATTAAAACACGAACTTCCTGGAATTATGTAAAAACCAGAAATTCTAAAATAACCGGAAGTGTACCATTTGAAGACATTGAAAGAATGAAAAAAGTGTATGACAACGGAGTGACATTCTGGCACGGAGAATATATTGGTGACTATTCGCGAAATAATTCTCCAATAGGAGGTTGAAATGGCAAAAAATAAAAGATGGGACAGGAGAAAATATTGGCAAAGTGCTGATATTAACAATAAAACGTTTACAGATTATTATGACAGGTTGACCGAACTAGCTCTTAACGTTTTCGAATGGAAAAATCTTCCACCCACCGTTGACGAAAGATTTCTTGAACTTACTTTATTTGAATATGGATATTGTTTATATTTCAATGACGAATTTATAGGAAACCTAGCACTCACCTGCACAATCGGGGGACAACTTGACGTTTATAGAATTCCAATTACACGACGTGCATATGCAGTTAACGGGTATCAAAAAATGTGCGATACGTCCGATAGTGTATTAATTTTTAATAACTATTTGCATACCCCCACTGTTTTAACGATTGAGTTGTTTGCAAGAAGACTTTATGAAATTGAGCGTGCAATAGACGTAAATGTCAAGGGCCAGAAAACTCCTAAATTGATTCTTTCCAGTGAACAGCAAAGACTTACTATGAAGAATTTGTATATGCAATATGATGGAAATGAGCCGTTCATTTTTGGTGACAAAAATCTTGACTTTGATGGAATTAAATCGTTAGATACAACAGCCCCATTCGTTTCAGATAAACTCGAACTCCTAAAACACCAAATCTGGAACGAAGCAATGACATTTTTGGGAATTGATAATATCAACCAAGACAAAAAAGAAAGAATGGTAGCATCTGAAACTATGGGCAACCTTGGAAACGTAGAAGCACAAAGAAATGTAATGCTTAATTCTCGTAGACAGGCAGTAGAGAAAATAAACGCAATGTTTGGTACCAATATAGAGGTTGATTATAGGCAAAATATTAAGCCTATTATTTCTGACAGCTATACCATTAAGGAAAATATTGAGGAAGGGGCCAACGTAAATGAGTAAATACACAACGCAACTTAGATTCATAATTGAAATGACAACGATAGATAATGAAGATCTAAGTATTCGCCAAAGAATTAGCCTATCGGCACCTAAAATATTTAATTTTTCTTTTCCTATATGGGCAGAAGACTATAGACAAACACTGGAAGAAAAAATACTCCTTCATTATTTTAATAAGGAGATTGGTCTCGAAACCGTTGGTTTATGGAAATTGTATCTTGAAGAACGATTGAATTTGATCATGCCATATTATAATGAAATGTATCAGACCATAGCTAACAAATTTAATTACTTGACGGATACAAATATAACTGAAACATACACCTATAAACGCCAAAATGTTGGAACTAATACTGGAACAATGAACTCAACAACAACCGATGATGGGATGGATACTTTCACATCCAAACAAGACCAAAATGGAACAGAAAATCAAACTGGAAGTACACATTCACTTGAATCTGACCTTCCACAGGCAAATTATGCGAACGTAGACTATGGCACAAAAATGGTTGACGGAACGCAAAACAACGATATAACAAACAATAAAACAATTAATATAAATTCCACTAATGACACAAATAACACAACAACAATTAAGCAGGATACAACCAACTCAAATAATGTAAATATAAACGACAACTACGATAAAACAAGAGAAGGGGCTTCGGGGGGAAGAAGCCTTACCGAAATGATGCTTGAATACCGTCAAAGTCTTATCAATATTGATAAATTGGTTATCGACGAACTCGCAGATTTATTCATGATGATTTATTAAGGAGAAAAATATGATACAACCTTTTAGATTCTGGTGCCAAAAAGTGTTGCCACTGGTTTACGATGATTCATTAAGCTATTACGAACTACTGTGTAAAGTTATTAGTTATCTTAATAATGTAATAACCGATTTAAACACTACAATCGGGAGACAGGACGAACTGGAAGTCGCATTAGCGGAACTTAAAAGTTATGTTGAAAATTATTTTAATAATTTAGATGTTCAACAGGAAATTAATAATAAACTTGATCAAATGGTGCAAGAAGGTTATTTCAAAAATTTAGTAGAACAATACCTTTCCTTGTTACCTCCTTCTCAACTTACAAACAATATATCTGCATATGCCTTTGATTATAACGCGCCTTATCCAAAAAATATCGTTAAACTATATTTTCCAACAATGCACAACGCATTTCCTAATTTAACCTATTTTAACAATATGTGGTATCTATTTTATAGAAAAGCTACAGGACATTTAAGCTATGATGGAAAATTATATTACATTTCGGCTTCAAGCATTGGAAACCTGGATGTTGCTAATGAAAAAATATTTGCAGAACTTCCCGGAATTGACCTTGGCGAATGTATAACAACAACCTATAATAACAATTTGTACATTTTGACTTACGGAAGAAGTAATAGCATTGCTGATTATCACAACTCTTCATACTATATTACCTTTGACGGGTCAGCGTTTTCTTCTCCGGTTAAGATGGAAACGGGTATTGAAACTTGTATGGTTGGCGGTGATGTGGTTAAACGTGACACAACATATTATATCCCGTGGTATGCAGGGAGTGATACAGGAATTTTAACCACTACTGATTTCCAAACGTACACTAATCTATTTACATTAAAAGGATATGGCGATGAAGCAACAATATGCTTTAACACCAATGAAAACAAATGGTACTACTTTATTGACAGTGACAAAACAACTAAATTCTTTTGCGTGGATAGCCTTAGCGACGTTCCCACATCTGATTTTATAACACTTCCATTCTGGTCTAGAGGGCCACGAAGTAATTATGTGAACAAAAATGTAATTTTAATGGGACGGCGAGAACAGGGAACATTAGCGGGCTACCTTAGTGAATTAAATGTATATACTTTCAACAATGGCCAAATGTCGAATGTTTTGACAAACTTAAGAGCGGGAAATAACACAGACCTTGGATATGGTAATATTAGAGTAAGTGGCTCGAACGGGTTGACATTATGTTGGTATATGGCATCCGTAAGCGGTATATTTATACAGCAGTTTAATTTCGCGGATGATTTCATGAATGGAATTCAAACATCGTGGCAAATTGCTGATCAATTAACCGTTCCAGCAAACTCCGTTAGCACCTATAATTATACTTACCCTATTCCTATACCGCAATTTGCGCAACTTACACCTCATATTAATAGCAGTCTAGTAAATTATGCCTATAGAGTTAACTCTAATAACCATACAGGCTTCTCAATAAGCCTAATAAACACGTTTACAACAGAAGCAAACATTTCATTCACAGTAACTATTTCTGTTCCTCCGCAGAGAATTTACTATGATACTGCATTCTTAAAACCCACAGTATAGAATAACGGCCCGGCATATGTTAATTGCCGGGCCTTCGCCTTACTCGTCTATATTCTTAATTAGTTTTAAAATTAAAACCAATAATGGACCGGAAACAATAAACCCGGCAGTGAAGAATAGATCTTGCAAAATTAAGGCGAAATCTGATAATAACTTCATGTCCATTTTAATCCTCCTTTCTTAGTGATATAAATATTATAACATAAAGTATATTGAGAGTAAAGCTTTTTATTAAATAAATTATTTTTACTAAGTATAAATGAGAGCAAAAAATGTGGTCAAATGAGAACGGCTCAGCCGGCGCAAGGGGCAAA